CATGGCTCACCCCCTAAGACTCCCACACCCACACGATGATCGAGGCGTAGTTGTTATCCGCCTTGCTCGTGACCGTGATTTGGTATGACGTTGATGGTTTCAACAGGAAGTGATTTCCCAGCTCGCCGCGCATCTCTGCCCTCTGAAGAATCTCTGTGCCGCCCGTGTAAGTACCGCCATACTCAGCAGCGACAGCGTACTCATCTGGGTAGCTGCCTTGACGACTGCGCCCGAACAACGTGAGCGCCGTGCCAGCAGCCCCGATCGTAACATCCTCTGTAATCAGCACATTGGATATGGAAGCAGATGAAACATCCTCTGCCATCCAGTACGAGCCGGTTGCCGGTGTGGTAATGACAATCTTCATTACGTCGGCAATGTCGAAATCGGCGTCGAACAGGTATCCCCTGTGCCCTGAATCTCTTACTGAATAATGCTGATGGTCCATACCACTCACCTATCCCTGTAAATATTCAACAACATCTGAAAGAAACTGCCCTCGTTTCAGAACAACGTGAACACATCCTGTCTGTCTTTCTAGTTCCGATATCCAGCCATCCCAATTCGATTCTAGCAGAGATATGAAGCCGTCATCGTTCCCTCTCTCGCCGTACCTAAGAAGGTATTCTTCCTTCATTTTTCTATCTGGATAGACAAGAACAAACTCCATCCCGTTAGCAACTAATGCACTCCTAACTGTGGCATGAGTGCTAATCAGAACGATGTCTGCTCTATCCATGTTCTCAGCGATGTGCGCGATATAGTTGTCTGGGAATGCTGATTTATCAAATAAGCTACTATCGCTGTCAAGCACACGTTTATCGCTATGGTTGAACAACCACGTCTTTCCACACCCTGGGAACGCAGATATTAGCATCATCCGCTCCTATAAATTGCCACGCATCTACACATCACATCGTTCGTCCCATCACCCGGATAATCCGCACCGTCTGAGAACGTGTCATTGAAGTTGATCCAGCCTTGCCCGGTATTATTTACGTGCGCCGTTCTCACCCGATCGTCACCCGCGTCAAGCCACGCCTTCTGCTTGGCAACGCCGCTCTGTCTAGCCGACTCGTGCATCGCCGTCCCAGCCGCTTGATGCACTTCAGTCCGTGCGATCCTCATAGCGCGATAGGTGTCCGTGCCGCCTTCCCAGTCCTTGAACACCTCTTTGATGCTCCTGGCGATCTTGACACTACTGTCGCCTTCCTTGATCCCCTTGAGCACGATCGCACGGATGGCCTTCTTCGTCGTGTCCTGTATCAACTTCACCTCGGCAGCGGCATGAGCGTTGACATACTTCTCAATCTCCTCGGACCACGGATCGAAGTCGCGCTTCTCTGAGCGCAGTAGAACCCCCCTATCTGAGATCCTTTCTCCCGACACGTCGGAAGGTGAGGAAATCACTGCACTCATATCAATCGTCCTTGGAACCAACTCGTCAAACGTCTCTTCGCCGAAGTCCTCTATGACTGCTCTGTATACGGCAGTGAAGGTCTTCACCCACGCGCCGCGCTGGGATTCAATAGCCGCGTCAGTATCTGTATGTCCGTTTGTGATAGCTTTGACCACCGCTGACGACTCTGCCGTAAACAGAGAACTAACCTTCTGTGCAACACCGCGCTCCCATCCAAGCCGCTTTCTGTCCGTTGCCCGATAGTGCAAATCTAATACTGCGCTATCTGCCGACCTCTCAAGAATGCGTGCCCTCTTCTCACGAGGTAAGCGCATCATCTCTACGGCTGTATATGCCCGCCCTTCGTCAACCGTGTCCCGCGCCGCGTCAACAGGAAGCAACTTCACTGATATGTATCCGTCCTCTGGACAGTCTTTCTCATCAAACCCGAGGCTTAATCGTTCGTTGATCGCCCTGGTAGAGATGCCCATGTCGAAATACTTCTTCCCTTCTTCGGCGTTCGCTTTGCGCTTATCGACCATCGGCGGCGTACCTGACAGATCGTAATCGAAATAGATGCCATCGAAGTGAGGCGCAAGTTGGATGTTCAACGTAGCCACGAATTTCTTGACCGACGGAATGTACGTCGCGTTGTAAGTCGCAACCTCAGACGCCCTCATGTTCTCGAATTTGGCTGGTACTAATCCAGTTGACTCTGCGAACACGCCGAAGCCAGTGCATAGCTCCTGGTTCGTCAGGTTCGATCCGCCCATGAAGTCCATCTCAGCAGGCGTCGGGGTAGCAGGAACAAACCCGCGCCCGTCCTCGATAACTATCGCTTTACGTGCATTCGCTGGCCCTTCCTTGAACTCCTTCATCTGCGCCATTAGCCGATCATACTGAGTCTTTTCCAACATGCCCGTGCTTATAGTCCCACTAGGCCACATGCCATTTATCATCGAGTGATACTGGAAGTCAGTTATCGCATTGCCCGTGTCTACCAGCTTGGCATTCGCCCTCAATACAGGCTGCCCGAATAAGTCGCTCGACGGGCTGTAGTTCTTGAAGTGGACTATCTCGTCTTCAGCAAATGGAACTGGCTTGTTGCCTGGGATCGTGTAGAGGTATATATGTTTCTCTACCCCGTCATCACTATCACGCGCCCTTAGAACCTTGATGCTCACACGATCTGATCGTAGCGGGTCCAACCTTACGCTGTCGCCTAGCTGGTTGATGTACCAATAGGCGTCACCGGCTAAGCATAGGAATAGCTCTACCCTGAACTTCAGATCGTCCATTGAGATCTTAGGATTGGGGCTGTAAATCATCTTTGACGCTGGATGTGTATCTGAGGTCGCGTCTTTGGTGGATATGTCTTTAGCGATGATCGGGATGGAAACTTGCGCATCAGCTCTGAGTTGGATCAGCCGGGAAACGAGCCAGTGCGACTCATATCCTTCAATGACGGCCTTCTTCGTATTCCAATCCGTCCACTTCTCAACGCCGTATTGCATGGAGGAAGTTGTCTGAGGAGATCTAGCGCGTGTAGAAAGCAAATTGGCAATAGCGGCCCGAGGACCATCTACTGCCCAGTCTAGGACGGCATTGCGCAAACGTCCCATTAACTCCCCTCGATAAGCACAGTCCGGTTGTCGTGCCTATCGGAGAGATACTAACACGTGTGGCGTTTATATACAAGAGGGGTTGCTACTGATTGATTGGGAAACTATATAGATTGCTTGCCAGTATGTTTTCCTGACGATGTAAACTGACACTATGTATAGTTCGGAGGCTGGCTGATCCAACTCCCCAGCCGAGTATAGGCCAACAACGTAGGGCAGTAATCTGCGGCTTCACTCATAACAGATCAGCCTTGGCACCAACGTCGTTGCTGTGAATGTCCCCGGTTACCCGGAAGGTCACTCTGGAAAACGTTCGAGCTTCCCCTTATAAACACATTCGCTCCTCTGCGTGGCGCGTCCACGCCGCAGTCTCCATAGTAATAGCATCCTACACCTCAACGAACATGTTATTCCCATACCGCTCAGCGTCCCTAACCTTCTTCGTCGATCTGATCGACTCGATCTCTTCCGGGTTGATGTCGTGCACAGCGATAGACAAATGCACCGACCCATTGTGCTTCAAGGACAGTTCCTTCTGTCTCCAACGCTTGATGAACGCCGATGTCTCTCTGCCTGGTTTCGGCTCTCTCAGGTCGAACTCAGCGATCATGTCTGCGAGCGAGACTATGGGGTATTGTTTGATTGGCACTATTCGCCCTCTTCCCACGATTCCCACGGGAGCCAGCTACATCCTTCTTTCAGAAAAGGGAACGCGGATGCAATGTCTGTCATAAGCCGCGCCTCGGACTTGTAATCGTCTGATCCCAGCCCTTCACTGAAGCACACGCTGGCCCCGTGTACAACAACGGCAGCCATGTCTTCCGTCAATAGGATTCCTGTCTCTGTCATCTCTACCTCCTACAGATCAACGAAGAAAGCGCCGTGGCCTTCCTCGCCTAGCATCAGCTCAGTTGCCGCCCACACCATCGCGTCGATTCTATCATCATGCTCTAGCTCATCCAAAGGCGTCGTCATCTGATCCTCTAGCTCGTGGAATGAACCGTGATGGAAGCCACGTCCCTGCTCATACAGTGCTGCGATAGGCTCAGCCCTCAGTACCTTACCTCTGGTGGCTCTCACTTCCTTGTAGCTCACACTGGCGTTCACCTGTCGGATGGTGTTCTCGATCATGTCGCCGCCGTTGTTCACCTCGCCGATGATACGGTCAGCGTGCCAATGGAAGTAGGCCGACACTGCCTTGTTCGCCCATTCCTTCGGCGAGTAGTTGCCGCTTACGTCGTCAAGGACATGGAACTGATTACCGAGCTTGCCTGCTACGATGATGCCTGTCTGGTCAGATTGCTCGGTGTTGGTAACCGCAGGGTCGATAGCCACCACGATCCTATCATAGTCGAACGCCTCAGTTGAGCGTAGGATGTTATCGTACTTCCACAGTGCCCTATCATCATCATCCTGCCACAGCCCAAGTAGGAACCTATCACGCTTACGCTTTGACAGCCCGTTGAGGATCTTCATGAACTTCGGGTCGATGTTGTCGATGTTATCTGCCGGGTTCATCAGCATAGCCGCGTAGCTATCGGGATCTGCTAGTGGCGTCCTCTCTACTGGGTCAATCTTCTCGATGAACAGACGGTGAGACCAGTGCTGCTTATGCGGCGTGTTCTCGTCATAGTAGCAACGGTTGATGACGCCTGACTTCTCAGCCAACCTAGAAAGCGCAGTCTCTACCGAGCCGTAGGATAGCTGTGAGCATTCGTTGAAGAAGATCGAACTGTACTCGGTACCAAGGATCTTCTCAGAGCGTTCCTTCTCATCTAGTCCGCCTATCCAGATCTCCGAGCCGTTATCGAATCGCACGTAGAAGTCTGAGTCGTTCTTGTAGAATGGCATCTGATCGCCAGCGTCATCTCTGAACGCCAAGCTGAATACGTCAGGCAGTGTGTCAAGCCAGATGGATGTCTTTACGTGGTTGAAGTGTTGACGCAGGATGAGGTGGCGTGATGTTGCAGCCAACGCACGGTCGATGAGGTTCATGAGTATGATGAACGTCTTGGATGATCTAGCGCCGCCGTACAGGAGGATGTGCGTCGCCTCGCTCTTCATGAGGTCAAGGGCTTCGTACTGCTTGGGGTTGATGGTGAAGGGCTTAGGTTGTTCCATCGGCCTCCTCGGTCGCCTTACACAACGCGGCGGCTAGTTGGGTTGATGTGGCGCGTGCGCCTGCGACGAGATACCACTCTCGCATCGTGTCACGAGGACAATCCAACACATCCATCAACGCGGTAGCGAATGGCCATACTTTATCTTTCTCCGCAATCTCAGCCAGCAACCCGTCCGGTCCGTGCCATGCCAGCGCGGTTTCTAGGGCCGAGAGTTCGGCCTTCGCTTCATCTATCGCGGCCTTATCCTCGATACCTTCATCGCAAAGAACACCGCTTATCGTGTTCTCCAATATCTCGCAAGCCTTAATCAAACGTCTAATCGCGTCAGTCTTCATCCTCAACCTCCTCGCTCATCCATATCCGCGCCCACTTGCCCATCTCAGTCACCGGGAACATCTTCATCTCGAAGCCTAGTCCGTCCGGTACTTCATACGGACCACGGATGAACAGCATCATCGTGCCGTCATCTGATGTTAGCTTGGCGTCGAATAGGGGTTGGGGCATTAAGCCTCCATACTTCGCTTGAACTCCCTGCATAGCCTGTGAGTCAAACGCATCCACGTCGAATGATGGTGTTTGCACTTCTTACGATCATTCGCGCTATGACCGCCACAAAAGCACCACTTCTTGCTGCGTAGTTCAGGGTCTCGCTTGATAGTTGGTAAGCTCACTTGCCCTCCTCGGTACTCTATAAGCGTGCTCGGCCGCATTTTATCGCATGGATACGGCTGTCTGGAAATCGCGTGTTGTGCCGGATGCGGCCCCCGGTTGTGGCAAGCTGCCCGTACTGATGAGTTCATCTGGTATCTGTGGCATAGCAATCACCTCCTAGTCGTCCTGCTCCTCAGGCGCTCTAGCCTTGTCAAAGCTAAACGTCATGCTCGTCTTCTGGTCTACCTCGCTCTTCTCCTTCCACTTATCGCCAGCCACGTTCTTCAGGTAGAACTGGATCGCTCTCACGTCTGGATGCTTGACCTTCTTCTGTCCGCCTTCCTCGTATGTGTAGCCCTTGGACAGACGTAGCAGCGCGTCCTCTACGTCCTTGATAGGGTTAGCCTTGCCATCAGCTATGGCCTGCGAGAACTCAGGATGCGCTTCCTTCCAGTCGTATAGCGTGCGAATGCCTATCTCTAGCACATCAGCCATGTCCTCGTCAGTCATTCCAGCCTCAGCTAGTTTCCGCACGATTCCTGGAGTTATCTTGGCGTCGTACTTCGTCGGGCGTCCGTTGGGATTACCTGTTGGTTTATTAGCCATCGAGCACCACCCTCACACACTCAGCTATAGCCTGCATCATCTTCGGAGGGACTGCGTTGCCGAGTCGTGCAATTTGCTGTGAACGATTTCCCTCAAGAATGAACTCATCAGTGAATGACGTTAATCTCTTCATCTCTCCAATGCTAAGGTATCTCTTCTTCGATGGATGAATGATTCCCGTCGCGGCTATCTCACTCTTCATTAGCGTGCAAGATTCACGATTCCACGATAGCAGTTTCGTATTCATCGAACCAGTTCTCTTCCCTCGCACCTTAATAAAAGCCTTCTCTGCATTAGTCCCTGAGTAATTTCCAGCTTCCATTAAGTGAGCGGCTTCAACTAACCAGCCTGGTAATGGAGGGGCATCAATATCTTTGCATCCCTGCAATGCCTCTCGCACGGTAATAGGCTTCTCATTCGAGTGCGCCGGCCACTCAATCTCTTGCCCATCTCTCATACCGATGAAGATGATTCGCTCGCGGCTCTGAGGCACGCCGTAGTACATCGCATTCAGCTTCTTAACTTCTACGTGATAACCAGTCGCCTTCAATCCTGCTAGGATCTCGTTGAACCGTCCGCGCATTCCACCCTTAGCCATGCCTGACACGTTCTCCATCACGAACGCACGCGGATGAAGTCCTTCAATCAATCGGATGAACTCCCACGCCAGATCGTTCCGCGCGTCAGACACTTGCCGCTTACCAGCCGTTGAGAAGCCCTGACAAGGAGGTGAGCCGTCTAAGACATCAAGAACGCCTTTCTCTATGCCGCATCGTTCAAGGATGCTCTCAGCCGATACCTTGCGGATGTCAGCTTGCCACACATCAACGTCTGGAAAGTTCAACTTGAACGTCTCGACGGCGTGAGGCTCGAAGTCGATAGCTAACAACTCACGGAATCCAGCCCACTTGTAACCTAGGCTTGAACCGCCGCAGCCTGCAAAGGTTGAAACTACTGTAGGCTTACCACTCATATCCACACGACGGGCATTTGTTCTCTGTCTCTACGCCATCAGACAGATCTTGCCCATCCTCCTTCGGCTCCCATGCCTTGACATCATCGAATCCCATCACGTCAAAGTCTATCTCGCCAAGCAGTTCGCCCTTCAAGTCCTCAAGCACAACATCGTCCCACTCGCCAAGCGTCCCGATCTGATTATCTGCCAACGCGAGAGCCTTGCGCCGTGGATCGTCCGTCTTCAGATCAACGCGTCGGACAACGATTAGCTCCTCACCGGATGTCTCGATCTCGCGGACTGGTATGCCAAGCTCTTGCGCCTTCGTGTATACGGCGTTACCTCCTATCACCACACCGTCAGCGTCTACCACGATGGAGCGGCCAGCGCCTAAGTCCTTCAGCGACTTGCCTACTGCGTCCATGTTGCGTGCAGGATGCGTCCTCGCGTTACGCGGATCTAGTTCGTACTTCCTCGGTCTACCGCCTGCGTGTTTCTCAGTCATCAGTCACCTCCGCGCATGGGCCGAACGACACATAGCCGTCTGTGGGCGGTCCACCCCATACCCACTGCTTGCCATCCCACATACCGAACCAGGCGTTTGCCATATACATACCTGGCTCATCAGGCCGACCACCAAATACCCCCGTCTTATCTGACGTTCCGTATGCAGCCGGGCACACATCGCCGCCATGAAGCAGGACGAATAGCTCTGTTATCAGCCAGTAGTCACGCGGCGTCTTAGGTGTGCGCTCGTATAGCTCCATGAGCCGTTCGCACTTCGGGCATTCAGTCATCGTCCAAGCACCTCTCACCAAACTCAGCCGCACGCGCTTCTGCTAGGTTCAGGATGATACTGTCGAATGGCAATAATCGCAGATGAAGATTGCTTTCGTCTTCGGATAAGTCGCCTCCATATACAGAGAGCGCCTTAGCATTCGAGCCTTCAATGAACACGTCGCACTCTCCATCTTCAAGGATCTCAACCGTTATCCTATCTTTCTCAGCCACGCTATCACCTTTTAGGCGCTTGGTCAACCCTGCCGCAGACGAATGAAGGGGTAGAGGGAGTCCAGATTGATGCCTTGTGATAAGGCTCTGGGGAAACCCCGCCAAGCTTGCCTGCGTATCTCACTACGCGTGCCGTCCGTCGAACATCATTTCACGTCACCTGTCACTTCCTCGCGATATACAATATCGACTGGAATAGGAGCTATCTCTGGTTCGTTCCACTCCCATACCTGACGACAATGCGGACACCGACGTAATTCATTCATCGTATTACACACATCCTCCCACGTTAGCATCTTCCCGCACAGGCACCAGAACGGCTCATTCCACGCCATGTTTACCTCTCCTCTTGACAACAACAGCACTCCCCGCGCCGCCGATAGCACCACCCCCGCCAACGATTAGCGCCAGCTTCCAAAGCTGTGCCCTCATCTCTCGATTGTCCTCACGCCGCGCCTCCTCGTTCGCTGCAATCGTCTCTCTCAGGTTATCCATCTCGCGGCAAAGCCAGAACACCATCCAGTTCTGCTGATCATCATCCGTTTCGAGAAACTCATTCCGCTGACTATCGCGCAGAACGTCAATGGCGGAATCCTGGGCGCACACCTTGACGCAAGCAAGCGCAACGAGGGCAACAACAACCAGCCAGAATGTGATCTTGCTCTTTCTACGAACCACATCTCACCTCACACTCATTCGCGCACAGCTTGATCCACGCTAAGCCGAAGATTGCGCCTGCTGTATACAGGATCGCCATGCCTATCCACGGGTTCATTTGGACCACTCTGGGTATTTATTCATGAGCTTTCGCAACGTTGCCAGCTCTCTCGTTTTGATCGTGTCGTTTGTCTGTGCATCCTTCTCTTCCATCAGTCGATCAGCCTCTTCCTGGCCAATGACGCCAGCATCCACTAGATAACATAAGCCTGGCATATCATCCAACTTCAATCTTGCACCATCGTCGTAGTCATGCGTTGGTGTAATTGCGACATAATCACCGCCGCCAAGGTTTAGCACGATTTGCCAGCTAAAGACATACGCGCCTACAATGGTCTTGCCAACCATGTCATCTGCTTTCGTTAGCTGTTTCATTTCATCCTCCCTACTCGATACATTATACCCGATCCGCCGTGCAGAACACAGTTTAGAACACCATCCACGCCTAGAACCTAATCGCCTTGACCGGACCTTCGCAATAGATTGATAGTTCGATTGCTGTCTCTACGGCTTCCTCTGGACTGTGCCCCATGTGCATAGCGGCAAGTGCATATTCCATCCCAGCGCCAATCGCCTCGAACGTCTTGATGTCCTCAATAAACCAGCCGTTAGCATGGAACGCTCGTGGGCCAATGCCAATGATGTAAGCATTCTCTATTCCTTTCTTGTCTATGCGCTTGTTCTTCCAGTCAGCGAATTCTGATAGGAACTCAAGGATGGCAATCTCTGTGCTATCAGCGATGCCGTGAGTCCTCAGAAACAGCCTCAATAGGCTGGTCTCTTCGCACGTTCCCACTGCGCCAACTATCACACCATTCTCCTCGAATAGCTTGGACGCAGATGTGTTATCGCCCTTACGCTGCGTGTACGCCCGAACCGATATTGAATCAGCAGCGATCTCGTATCCAGATTCCGTCACCTTGCAGGCTACAACACTCACAATTCAACTCCTCTAATCATCCGAACACCATCCACCGCACGAACGCGAGCATCCCCCACACGGCCAGCGATACTAGGCTGATTGCTATCAGGACGCCGATTGTCCTACGTGGGCCGGGCGTCATTTCTTACCAACCGTGATTGTCTTCCCGGTATTCTCATCGAGCTGAATCATACCGCCGACCATCCTTACTCCTGCCAGCGCAGCATACAGTCCTCGGGCTCCTTCCTCGTTCTCGCCGAAGTTGTATGACTCGGTACAGCTATGGCTGCCAACTACAACGGTCCATCCATCTATGGTTCTCAGACAGAACGAAGTTACTATGTAGTTAATTCTCTCAATCGTGTCGTCATCCGCTATCACTTCTAGCCAGATTTTGTTCATCTCTTCCCCCTCGTCGGTCGAAAGTGATTCGCCGTCTTCGGCGGTCTTGCAGCCATCCAATCCCCGCACTTCACGCAGCGTATACGGTCAGGCGGTGTTGCCTTGATCCACTCTTTCGTAACAGCGCCGCACTTCTCACACTCGTATCGGATGCGCTTCATTGCCCCATCTACCTCCATCCCTTAACCGTGACCTTTCGTTGTTTCCTGTAGTTTATTACAGCAAGCACTCCCATACCGCACACCTTCATGCTCTTCGATGGATACCCGCCTTCGATGGCGACCCTATTCATTTCCCTCTTCATGGCATTTACCCCGCCGCGAAGCATAATCTTTTCTGCATATTGGAAAGTGTCTATATCGTTATGCTCAAGCACCCATAGCCCATCATGTACATGCGCCTCCATATCTTTCGCGCCAGTTATTTCAACTTGACACTTAATGGCAGCCATACAAGCCTCTGAGTTGCTTTTCCATGTCCTAACTACCGAAGATGGAAATCTAATACATCCTACGCGCGATGACTCTGCAATCTGTAATCCGTTTTTGTTTAACCATTCATAGATTTCCGTTTCAGGATTCTCGTTATACGCTATTCTTGCCTTGAATTTTGTGAAAGCAGAGATGGGCTTTATCGAGGTGCTTCTTCTATAAAATGCTCGTGCTTCTTCTATTGGCCCATCCGACTTAAAAACAATCGCAGGAACCTCCGCTATATCTCCGCGTCGACGGACTGCTTCTATCCTATGTTGCCCATCGACAACATACATGAGTCCATTCTGACGCCGCATTACAAGAATTGCGCCGAATGACTCCCATGCGAAATTACGAGCAATATCCAAGATATTTTTCTTACTAATATCTTTCCCATCTCTCTGGTATATAGTGTCAACGTTTAGATTGGATACATCAACCATTTCAAAATGCCCAACATTGCCTATCTCTGCCCAATTGTATTTCTTTACGTTATTCATCACGCCTCCTCTGGAACGAAATGGACTACGTCAACCTCAACGCTTCCACCGGGCTTGACTGGTCCAGCTTCGTGATTGATTAAATTCCTTACACCATCACAAATGCCTATTATCTCGCTCAATGCCTCATCTAAAGCCTTGTCATGCAATCCCTCGTACCCACAAGGCGTTGGAATATCTAGAACACGCCCTGCTACAGATAGGACATCTAACAGCGCACCCAGTATAGGAGTCAACTTCTCAGCAATGATGGCCTCGGCATAATTAAGCGAATCGTCACCGTAGATATCGAGCAATAATTTATCGCACATATCGTCAAGAATCTCTCTGGCAATCGTCATCACGCCTCCTTTGGAACGAAATGAACTACCTCTTCCTCCACGCCATCAGGACGAATCAGCTTCCCGCCTTCGGCCCTCAAGCCCCACACCGTCTTCCCTAGTTTGTATAGCCGATCGCCAATCTCCATCGTCTCGCGTAGCTCTTGCTCGTATGCCGTCCGATAGTAGACTTCAGGCCGCGCACCGGTTAGCCACGACTTCGCGGGGATCTTGACGTAGAACCACTCGCGCTTCGATCCGTGACCAGCCTCACGCCGCATGCGTCGGTAATCCGAGACAGTGACACCTTCAGGCCACTCCATGTCTTCAAGGCTCTTCTGCCACAGATTAGCCGCGCCGATTAGCCGCCGCGTGTCCAGCCCGTTCGATGCAAGGCACTCTCTCAACGTCCGCGATGAAGGATCCGTCACATCAACGACTTGCCCTAGCCTGTATACGCGCTCGGCTATCGTTGAATCTAACGATGCGAACGATGATAGCTGCGTTAGGATCTGCTCGCCCTCTTCGGCGTCGTGGCGGCGGTAGAACCATAGGTGTTTGTGATCGACGC